CTACGTTCAGGCTCAAGGCCAAGCTTATGAAGGCTTGCCACGGCATTGAGATCGAGGTGGTTCGATGAGAACGCTACCGCCGATATCAATCAGCAACGGCATTCTTTCGACGCTGCTTAAGGATGATGAGTGGCAGAAAGGAAAATTGTGCCGCCGTGCCAGGATCGCCAGATCGGAGTTAATCGAGCGCGAGCAAGAAGATTTCGCGGATGTGGAAGATCAGGTATCCGCAGTCGCCGACATGCTGGAAAGCCCAATTGAGCAGGTTGCTGCCTATCATCTTCTTGGACGAAACTACGCTCCATTCACAAGCGCAGGCGCCGTCTACGCTCGGGTTTATAGAGATCTTCCAGAGCAGTGGCCGGAAGGCGTCATCATCGCGATCGTGCCACAGGTTGAGATTGGCCGCTACCGTGTCGATTTCATGGTTCACCTTCGGAACGGTGCGAAGTTCGCAATCGAATGCGATGGCGAGGAATACCACGACGATATCAAGGACGGTCTCAGAGACGCAAAACTGACCGCGTTCTTCAAGCTTCCCGTCCTTCGGTTCACCGGTTCATCCATATGGGAAAGCCCGCTCTGGACGAATGAGGTCCGGAAGATGGTGTTCATGCTTCTTGGCATGCGGAATGCAGAAAGGGTCAATCGCCGTGGCTGATCTCCCCTGCATGCCGTTCTGGACCGATGCCTATCTTGCTGACACTCAGCACCTGACGACGGAAGAGCATGGCGCATACCTGCTTCTGCTCTTTCAGGCTTGGCGCTCGCACGACTGCTCCTTGGCCGACGACGACGACATGCTTGCTCGCCAGGCGCGCGTTTCCGCCGCGAAGTGGAAGGGCATGAAGACGATCATCATGGCCTTTTGGACGCTTGATAAGCGCCGGAAAAGATGGGTGCAGAAGCGTCTAAAAATCGAACGCGAAAAAGCTACCATCAAGAAGGCCAAAGCGCGCGATAGCGCTGCAAGCCGTTGGAATTCAAAGGAAAAGGATGATGCGAACGCATTGCGAACGCAATGCTACCCTGAACCTAATCCTGAACACATCGAAAGATCTAAAGATCTTTCTCTAAGCGCTAGCGCGCCGAAAAAATCAGATCTCGAAATAATCAGGGGGAAGTTCATCGATGCATGACCTCGTTTCCGAAGATATCTTCGACCGCCTTCCAGAGCGCTATCGCCGTAGGGCCAGAGAGATCGCCCAGCGTGTTGCCGAGATCGATCGGCTGATGGAGCGTTGCAAGCCTATCGCCATCCGAGACGCTGCTATCCGCCTTCGTGGCCAGTTGCGCCCGCAGCCAGGTATCGAGATCGGAGACTTCGCTGAGGAGTTCCGCCAGGCATGCGCCGATCTTCCGGAATGGGCGGTATCCGAGGCCACGAACGATTTCCTTGGCGGACGGGTTGAAAACCATACCGGCCAGTTCATGCCGACATGTGCGGAGTTTGCCAAGCACGCCAGATCGATCACCGCCCCGTTCTGGGGTGAACGGTTGGGCCTGCGCCGGGAAGCTCAGAAGCTCTTCGACAGAGCCGAGGACGAGCGCCGCCGCATGCAGATCGCCGTCGAGCGAGCCAAGCCAGGGCACCGTGAATGGGTTCGGAAGCTTGCTAAGTCAGTCACAGCCGGAGCGCCAGTGATCACCAGCCGCAAGCAGGCTTCAACCGATCCAGAGACGCAAGCCAAGCTCGACGCTCTCAAGGCAAAGCGTCCCGAGCCGCAATCGAAACTCCCACAAACCAGCATGGTACGAGGATCCAAGCGATGAACATCCAGTTTGAAACCAAGCACTACCAGACCGGCGCCGAGATGATCGAGGAAGCCAGGGCGCGCCGCAAGCGGTTCGAGATTGCTGGGCGTCTGGCGAAGATGAAGAGGCTCGCGCCGCCGCCAGCCCCTGAACCGGCGGTGAAGACAGTCGTCGCCCCGAAGCCTCCGCTCTGGGATCAGTTCAGCTTGAACTTCGATGCCCACATCACCGAGTGGCACATGCGGAAGGTAAACCCGCCGCTGACCTATCTCAAGGACCGATGCGCTGAACTCGGATGGTCGTTCACCGTCATCATCGGGCCGCAGCGCCGGGACAAGGTCGTCGAGGTTCGCCATCAGCTGATGTGGGAAATCTCTGAGCGGTTCCGGATCAGCTTGCCGCAGATTGGTCGGCTATTCGGCGGCAGGGACCATTCTACTGCACTTTATGCGATCAGGAAAGTCGAAGCGCGGATGGTGGAGGCGCGCGCATGACCAATCGATACGCAGCATATCCACATCGCCTCCCAAGCGGCCGGTACTGGGCAATGATCCGCATGTGCCGTGACGCTCACCCGTCGCCGATCATGGCCGAAGGAGAGCGCCCCAAGGTTTTCCAGACGAAGGGTGAGGCTGCCGAAGAATGCTTGCGGCACATGGTTGCCTTCATGAACGGCCGGGAGATCCGCGGCGAAGTGTTCGACGGGCCTTCGGTCAAGGAGGCCAAGTTCGCGCGGGCTGAGAAGCTGTTTCGGAAAGACGCGGTTATGGAGATGGCGCGATGAGCAAGACCTATGTCATAGCCGATATCCATGGGAGATACGATCTCCTGCATGCGGCCCTTCAGCGGATTGAAGCGAACCAATCGGGCGGAACTGTCGTCTTCACTGGTGACTATATCGATCGCGGCCCGGCGTCAAAACAGGTTCTAGACCGTCTAATGTCCGGACCCACAGACGAGCGTTGGCGCTGGGTCTGTCTGAAGGGAAATCATGAGGACATGATGGTCGCATGCCTGCGTGGGCAGGCCGATCTGCCTTGGTGGATCGGAAATGGTGGCCGGGAAACTCTTCAATCGTTCGGTGGCGAAGTATCGGAGAAATACATCCAGTGGGCTGATTCTCTCCCGCAATACTTTTTAGACGGCAAACGCGTCTTTGTCCATGCGGGCGCAGACCCGACCAAAAGAATGGCAGAGCAAACAGAGGCTATGATGCTTTGGTCTCGATGCTCCAGGCATCAGGATATTGCACATCCGGAAGGATACGTCGTCCACGGACACACTCCATTCGAAGATGGACCTGTCGTTCTTGAGGGGCGGTGCAATCTCGACACTGGTGCAGTCTGGACCGGAAAGATGGCCGTTGCCGTCTTCGACGATGACATCCCTGGGAAACCAGAGCGAATTTTCACGATCGTAGCATAACCGAGCGGCGGCTCGAACACGAGGGCAATGAAATGGCGGAACCGAAGAAGACACGAAAGCGGCCGGCGCGGACGTTCAAGGGACTGGTAGCAGCAAATACGGAGTTGGACGGCCTCGGCAACCAGCATTCCAAGGTAAAGCTGATCGAGATCGACAATCCGCATTACAGCAAAGCGCACGCTGGCGCCGTGGGTAACCCGAAGACCATAACGGCGGCAATGAACCTACGAGAAAGCCCGATCGCCATGATGGCGGCGAAGGGGCACATCGAGCCTCACCAACTTCAGGCGGCCGACAAGTTCCGGCGCTTGTGGGAATCGCTCGGCGGATCTGGCGCTGGATCATTCGATTACAGCCGGGAGCCGGTCGATGGCGGCGGCACGCGCGAGCCGATAACCGATAGGCAGATCGACGCAGGATTCGCTCTCAAGGCATGCCAGAGTGCATTGGGCCCAAGGCCATACGACATCGTCAGCAAAGTGGTGGGGGAAGGGCGCACGATTACAGAACTTGGCGCGTCAAAGCGCGAGCGCCATACCTTAGCCGACTACCTACGAAATGCCTTGGACGATTTGGCTGTGCATTGGGGCTTCCAGAAGAGAAAAACACCAGTGAATTCGCGATAGGCGGTATTGTCAAGGTTAACCTTGCGAGGTATGTAGTGGATATGGTGGTGATTTGCGCAATGCGCAGTGAAATTCACCTGAACCAATTCGAGGCGAATGCCGGCGAGACTACAGGCTTTGATGTCTCGCCAATCCTTGTCGCCTCAACGAGGGTGCCTCCTGTTAGCCAAGCGCAGGTGCAGAAAAATGTGGATATGCCCACATAGGCCAGAGCAATTCAGTTTAGCGCCATAGAGCCCGTCACCGGATTGTCACCCGGTCGACGGGGTTTCGTATTTCCCCACGCAATCAATCCAAGGAGAGTGCTGATGCGCACGATCACCGAGCATAAGGTCAACCCGGCCAACGACAAACTTCTTATCGAGGTAGTGGATGAACCTGGCGCCGGTGGCGCGAACCACGAATATGTTGTGACGCTTCCGCCTGTCGATGGGGCAGCCAAGGCCTTCCATATCAGTTTTCAGAATGGCCCAATCAACGAGAATGGCGTGAACGGTTTGACGCAGGAAGTCTTGCTGGCAATCGTTGCCGACCGTCTGCGTTCGTTCCAAGCAGGCCCATACTCGTGCCGCGAAAATGCGCTCGCTCTTACCAAGATTGAAGAGGCCCAGCATTGGCTTCATAGTCGTACCCTGGCGCGTATGCAGCGCGGCGTTGAAGGTACCCACCAGAAGTGATTTATTCAGCCCGATCGGCATAACTGCTGATCGGGCTTTTGCGTTTCACAACCGAGAGGCAAGCATGGTTGAAAATCAAGCCGCCTCCGTTTTGAGAGACAACGCCGATTTCGCCAGCCTCGATCACTGTTGCTACATGCGTCGCGCCACTGCGGAAGACGGCCGGCTATGCTGGGTCCTGTTCAACAGCGATGGTGACGCGGAACTGGCGACGGACACCCGCAGTGATGTGTTCTTCTATGCTCATAAGCGTGAGCTGAAAATGATGTGGCTGAATTAGGTGACACTGGAGATTTCAATGACCCTCGCAGAATTCAAAGCTTGGTTTGAAGGATTCACGGAAACGTTGGAAGCCGCACCAAATGAAAAGCAGTGGGAACGGATCAAGGCTCGCGTGGCTGAGATCAACGGGACGGTGACCACATATCCGGTCTTTGTCGATCGGTATGTTCCGCCGTATCGCCCTTGGTACGGCGGTACGCCGCTCAATCCTACCTTCTATAACACCAACACTTCGTTGGACGTGAAGTCCACGATCGGCCTGAACGGCGATCAGGTCGGCGCATCCTATTCAGAGCAGCCCATCTTCAATGCTTCGGCCGCCATGATGGATCTCGGTAAAGCCGAGTATCAGTCTTTGTCATCTTAGCCATCTTCTGAATGGAGCGGAGTACTCCGCCCTAATCCGCCGACATTAGGAACAAGGCTTCGTTCGTGGCCAAGAACCATCCCCGCCGCTCCGGGGTCGTCTCCCTTCATATTCGGCGTTAAGCGAGCCAGTCGGTAATCATTCAAATCTAAAGTAGGCGTTTGTAGATGGCGCAAGGTGTAAAAACGGGCGGCCGAAAAAAAGGCACCCCGAACAAAACCACGGCTGTCTTGAAAGACGCGATCTTAGAGGCTGCAACGCTCTCTGGCGGTAAAGACGGGCTGGTTGGATATTTGAAGAAACAGGCATCCGAGAACCCGGCGCCGTTTCTAGCGTTGCTCGGGAAGGTTCTTCCTATGCAGATCGCAGGAGATCCAGACAATCCCATCCACACCGTAACCCGCATTGAGCTTGTCGCTCCTGGCCATGACGACAGCACGACTTGAAATCCCTCCAAAGCTTCTGTCGGTGTTCTCCGGTGAGGCAGATGTAAGAGGAGCAAAAGGCGGCCGCGGTTCTGGCAAGACGCGGACTTTTGCGAAGATGACTGCCGTTCGCGGCTACATGTGGAGCAAAGCAGGGCGCGAAGGCATATTGCTCTGCGGCCGCCAGTTCATGAACTCGCTGGATGATTCCTCGCTTGAGGAGATCAAGTCCGCGATCCGATCTGAACCATGGCTGGAAGCGCATTACGAGATCGGTGAAAAATACGTTCGGACCAAAGACGGGCGCGTCTCATACAAGTTCACCGGCCTTGATCGTAACATCGACAGCGTCAAATCAAAATCCCGCATTCTTCTGTGCTGGGTTGATGAGGCAGAGCCGGTTACCGAAGAGGCTTGGGTAAAGCTCATACCGACGCTTCGCGAGGAAGACAGCGAGCTTTGGCTTACCTGGAACCCTGAGCGCAAGAATAGCGCCACCAATAAGCGTTTCGTGAATTCCACCGACCCGAGAACCAAGATTGCGACAGTGAACTGGCGCGACAATCCTTGGTTTCCGAAGATTCTCGATCGTGTCCGTCTCAAAGATCTGAACGAGCGACCAGAGCAATATGATCATATCTGGGAAGGTGGATACAAGACAGCGATAGAAGGCGCCTATTATGCCAAAGCTTTGGCTCAAGCGCGCCTAGAGGGCCGGATAGGTCATGTTCCTCGCGATCCGCTTATGCCGCTCCGCGCTTATTGGGATATCGGCGTCAGCGATGCAACCACGATCTGGTTGCCGCAGCTGATCGGAATGGATGTCCGATTCATCGACTATTACGAGGTCGAGAACCAGCCTCTAGCCGCTCATGTTGAATGGATGCGCTCGAGCGGATACGGGAACGCCGTCTGCATCTTGCCACATGATGGCGAACATAGAGATGCAGTGACGGCGATCCGTTATGAGGACCATCTACGAGCCGCCGGATTCGAAGTCCGTACGGTTGCCAACCAAGGTAAAGGCGCTGCGATGAAGCGCGTTGAAGCTGGCCGCCGCGTTTTCCCGCGCCTCTGGTTTGATGAAAAGAAATGCGCCGCCGGAATTGACGCTCTAGGCTGGTATCACGAAAAGCGTGATGAAAATCGTGGCGTCGGTCTCGGGCCTGAGCACGATTGGTCATCGCACGGCGCCGATTCCTTCGGGCTCGCCTGCGTGGATTACGAAGAGCCTTATTCGCCGGCCTCGCGCCGCAGATACTCGGGACGTTCGTCCTCCTCAAATTCCTGGATGGCTGGTTGATGGCTGACGACAACACGACCGATAGCGGTGCGTCGATCAGCGCATCGTCTGACATGGACGATCTGAAGCGCAAGCTCATTGGCTGGTTCAAAGAGGATATCACGCACGTCGTGGAATGGCGCAAGGAAGCGCGCGAGGACTTCAAATTCTACGCCAACGACCAATGGGACGAAAAAGACCTTCAGGTTCTCCGCGAGAATGGCCGTCCGGTGATGACGTTCAACCGCGTCGGCCCAGTCGTCAATGCGGTTACCGGTTCCGAGATCAACAATCGTCGTGAGGTTCGCTATATCCCCCGCGAAATGGGAGACGCCGAAGCCAACGAAGTTCTGACGGCGGCTGGCGAATGGTTCCGCGATCAGTCCGGCGCCGAAGATGAAGAATCCGACGCGTTTCACGATACAGTCGTCGGCGGGATGGGCTGGACATCGACGCGCCTTGATTATGAGTGC